CTCGATGTTCAGCGTGAAGCTCTTGACCTGCATGGTGATGCCGGAGGATGCTGTGAAGCCCGAGAAGAGGATTACGCCGCCGTAGCCTGAGATGAGAGCCATTAGTATGCCTTTGCAAGGATTGTCAGTACGAGTGATACGACGCGCTCGGCGTCACTTTGTCCGTCGTCTGGAGTTTCCGTCCGCGCCGAAGCGTTCACGGCCACTAGCACCAGAATGATGTCGTCTGCAGTGTTGTCGATGTTCCCGGTAAACGCCGCGAGCAAATCGTCGACGACGGTCCACGCTTCGAGAGCGGTATCCGCCACGCAATCCGCGGTCACCTGCATCGTGTAGTGCGGGATCACCTTGCCAGTCATCGCCACTTCGAAATCCACCTGTGTGACCTCGTAGACAATGCATGGCGTGGCGTTGCCGGCGCGGCGCAGTCCCACGGACACGTCGTACCCCGTCGATGCCATCGTGGTGTAAAGCGTCTGTGCTGCAAAGCTGATGGACACTATTTACCCCCTAGCAATTTCTTGGCTTCGACCAAGACTTCGCGTGCCATTGCATCTGTGATTCGTCCGATCGCCGATTGTGCCCAAGACCGCGCCCGACCACTACCAGGTATGCGTCGCGCGCCACCGCGTGCCACCCGGAACTGTGGTGATGTCCACCGACCACTGGCGTCCCGGTCCTGCTGCTTCGACCAGGTATTACCCTTGCCTGGTGACGGGTTTGCCGAGTTCGTGTATTTCTGTGAGCCGCGCCCGCCGTGCTTGTAGCCCTGCTCAAGCAGATGGAACACGCCTTGCCGGCCGCGCGCAGCCGCTCCACCCTTCTTACCGTAGCGGACGCCCAGCTGCGCGATCAGTTTCGCCTCAGCACCAGCGCCACCACGCTTGATGGTGATGCCTACAGCGCTCGCCATTGCCTTCCGGTGCGTGTTCTTGCCGCGATATGGTCCAGTGCCGACTACGCCGCGAAGTTGCGTTACGAACGGTCGTAGCGCCCTGCGGATGCCAACGCGACGCGCCTTTTCGTTTAACTCGTAACTGAGCCGACCAAGTGCCGCAGCAACTGCGGAATTGTCCACCCGCATATGCATCTGCGTCGCGCCGGAATTGACCGCCGGCCGTCGATAGGCGCTGGACAGACCAGGGATTGTCCGAGTTGGATGGTCCCGTCGTTCGCTCATTGCGTCACCTCCGTAGCAATCACGCGCAGCCGCTTCCTTCGCCCACTATCCGGATCCACCACGCTCGATACGTTGTACGCCGTGCCATTCAAGATCAGCCGGCTGCGAGCATCAAGGATCGGTGACCAGGCCGTCTCAATGTCTAGGTCAGTCCGGATCGACACGCCGAGATCGTCCACCACTTCCCGCTGCGTGGGCTTGATGATTCCGCGCACAGTGCCAACCGTCAACCACGCCAAATCAGCCTGCCCAAGGTCATCGACCGTCTGGGTAGACGTTTGCACGGTGAACACTTCGCGCCAGAATCCACAGCCGGCCATATGTCATCCGATCGATTGTGTGCTGTGCATCCGCCGCATGGTCTGGATGAACGGGTGAGGCTCCGGGGTTACGGCGTCATCGCCACGGAATGACTCGATGTGACCCACCTGAATCCGAATGGCTAGCCACTCTTCGTCGGTGATGTCCTTCAATTCCTTGTTGGTCGCGGCTATCCACGCCGACAACGATGCAATCAGAGCGGCCCCGATGGCCGGATCGTCCTCGTTGTGGGTGCGCTTCAGCCACGCACGCACGTCCGCCAGCCCAGGTTGTGTTACAGGTATTGACATAGCACCTCGCTATTGCGGGGTGAGGTCGAAACCCCACCCCGCAACTGCTTGAGAGGATGATTAGGCGTTAGTGACTTGGCACTGCACGATGGCCTTCGCGCGAGTGAAGTTGCCGTTCATGAACATCGTGCCCTGGAACTTCACTTGGGCTGCTGCTGCCAGGCTCAGATCATCCCTCATGATCGTCGCGCCAGCCCACTCTCGGGCACTGTAGCCCTCGTTGTGGTTGCCCAGGCTCAGCACCACGTTCTTGCCGGTGGTTGCGGTGCTGACGTGCGTCTGCTTGAACTCAGTTACGAACACTGGGAGTCCCATTAAGGTGAAGCCTGCGCCGGCTTGGCCCACGGCGTCAGCTGATGGAACAAACACGGGCACTCCATTGATGGTCAAGCCGGCAATCTTTGCGTACGCGTCTTGAGACATGAGCCACGAAGCAGATCCCCAGTAACTTGCGGGAAGGCTGGTGTAACGCATCGCGGTAAGGTTCAAGACAGTGCAACCAGCCGTAAGAGCGGCCGCCCGATCTGTGCCGCCACTTGTTACAGCATTAATTGTGCAACCAGTCTGCACGGTAAAGAGTCCGGTTGGCTGATTGAGCGTTGAACCTGCCGTACCGGCTGAACCACCACCAGCGATGAGGCCCCATTCCGCATTACGAACAAACTGCCGGTTCAAGTTGTCGACCACTTCAGATTCCAAATCGAAGTTGCTCTGCAAAAGCAGCTGCTTCGACACCGTGGTGAACGGCAAGCACGCAGCCGGTGCAAGTGGAACTTCTGCGAAGACCGGATTGATTTCGGTGCTTGCTTGTGTGCCAACATCGGAAACTGTCCAGGCGTTCGCGATAGCGTCAGTGCTAAACAGCGTGTTGTATCGCAGCGTCTGGTAGCCCTGCACGCCGGACTTGTAGTCCACCAGCTGGCGAGCGACCGTTGAAACCTGGGCGTAATGTGCCATAGCGTCGGTGTACAGCTTTGGGATAAGGACCGAGTTCGTCGCGGGGTTCGCGGTGGTCATCGCTGCACGCTGTTCCGGCATACGTCCGCCGCGCAAGTAACTCAGCCACTGGTCGCGGTACTCCGGCGATGCGCGCCACTCTTCGCCAGCGTCGCGGCGGTCCATCGTGCGCTGAATCGGGGTCGCAGCCTCGCGGATGCCATCAGCGGCAGCCATCGCAGCGTTGCGGGCCTCGGTGATTTCCTCGATCTGTGCGACGATCTCGGCGCGGTTCTCTACTTCAGTGCCTTCGACGTTCTGTGCGCGCAGTTCTGCGAGCTTTGCATTCATGGTGCGGATGTTCATTGGCTTGATTACCTTTGTGATGACTGGCGTTTCTTGTGATCTGACGAATGAAGTCGTGGCGTTGTATGCACCGACTTCGACGAGTGAAATCTCTCTTAAATTGACTGCGTTCAGCGTGCGCTTTTCACCGGCCCACGAATCCCCACCAGGTGGAACTGAAAACCCGAACGACATTTCGGACACCACCCCCCGCCGCACCAAGTCCAGCACGTCGGAATCACGCTGACTGTCCCCGAGTTGTGCGGTGTATTTGAGCCCTTGCGCGTCTGATTCAAGCGTCAGGGTTCCGCTCTTGGTGTTGGCGAGAATCTGCTTTGAATCGTGCATGAACCACAACGACGCGCCGGCTGCGATCGATGCGTCAAACGCACCAGGCGCGATGCGCTCGGTGAACGTCCCCTTCGCACCCATGAGCGGCTTGCTCCATGAGTTGTAAAGCGCGGCGTAACCAGTGATGGTCTTGCCTTCAACGGTGCCGATGGATGCTTGGCGTGTTTCGAGATCACTCATATGGTGGGTCACCTTCTCCCGCATCTGCGAGATTTGCGGTCGGCGTGATGCCTGAGATCACCGGAGCGGGATCGTCGAGGCCGGAGATGCGTGGCAGACCCAGGCGAACGCGTGCATCGTTTGGTGCCAATACGCCGACTTGCACCAGTGCCGCGTACGCCTTGCCGGCTGTGCGGAAGTCGCCTTGCGTAATCGGAACGAGATCAGTTTTGATGCGCTCACCTGGTGGGAGCAGCTTGCGTGACAGTTCAGCATCGATGCCAGCACAGAACGGAGCGAGGCAATGCGTTACATACGCCTGAGCGATCTCCGGCTGTGAGCGTCCTTCGCCTTGGTAGAGCAGTTGCGGAGGCACGCCGAATGCACGCGCCACTTCCTCAACGCCCATGCGCTTGGCGTCCATCAAACGCGCGGCAGCGTCCGCGGCCATCTGCGAAGCCTTCATGCCTTCGCCGAAGAACGCGGGAAAGCCGAGTTTGTCTGCGCCGCTGTGTTGTTCTGCCCACTTGGTACGCATCGAATCGCGCGCCGTGGCAGTCAGGGGCCCGGGGTGCTCGATCGCGAGCTTTCCGACAAAGCCGGATTTGGCCAGTTCCTCGATTGCTTGGTCCAGGATGGCTTGAGTTCCAAGCACCCGAGAGCACTGGTCAATCGGAGACACCCCGAGCCAAGGACTGCGCGGGTCCGTCGAGGCCCGCACATGGATCAGACTTGAGTCATCTACAACCGAATTGTTGACGATGTAACGGGCTTCTGACCCCTTAATCTCAACGCTGACGGCAGACGGGTCAACCGGATCCAGGGCCACCGGATCGCCGGTGCGGAGATCGCGCCGGATGAGCAGGTAGCCATTGCCGAAGTAGAGAGCCGACGTCGCCAGCCACTTACGCATTTCATAACCACTCAGGAAGGAAGCCGTGTTCCCGTAGAGCAGTTCGACTGCCGGAGAGTCTTCAACTACTGACCCGTCGCGGCGCGTAACAGTGAGATCCAACCGCGCTGAATCGGTGCTGATCAGATTCACGGCACGCACGATGGCGGGGACGCCGAGTAGATCAGCGGATACCGTCGTAAACGTCAGCGGCGTGTAGCTGATGATCGTCTGCGCGATTGGCCGGCGGAAGAATTTACCCAACCATGATCCCATTGATGCACTACACCATGAGATTTCACGAATGCAATAGCGCCTACATACACCGCGTCAACGGCGTGTACACACTATTTCAGATTGTGTATGCGGCGCACATACGCGCAGTAATCAGAAGCCGGGTTGAGTCTCGTACATACTGCCTCCCATGATCTGCAGATCGTTCAACACGCGCGCCGCCATCACCTGCGCGGTGAGTGCATCGATGTTGCTGGTGCTCTTCTGTTTCACCGGCATGGCCAGTCCGGTCAGACCAACGTAGAGCCGAGCGGACGCCAGGCACGCACGCAGCACCGGATCGGGCTTGCAGCGGATGCGCTCAGCGCGAATCCAATCGCTCCAAACAGCCCAACCGCCACCCATCCAGACGATCGTTTGTGGCGCTTTGTGCCATTTCCACCCATGTTTCCGCTCCATTTGGGCAGCCCAAGCGCTTGCTTTACCGACCGGATCAGCCACAAAAGCACGCACGTCGTAGGTCCGGCAGATCTCCACCAGCCTCGCTTCGACCAAATCCAGGTCGATTGTCGGCCCTCCAGCCAGGGAAAGTGCGTGATCGTCCACCCATTTCTGCAGTGGTTGGCGGGTTCTCTTCTCGTCGAAGGCAATATCAGCGCCGGCCCACCAGTGGTATCCACGCGTGTGCACCTTCGTCCCATCCCACACTGCCAAGCACAGCGACGTAAGATCGCACTGCGAACCGAACGCGAAGCCGCCCTGGCTGAAGTCCACCGCCACCACACCGGCTGCACCGGCCAACATATCCCAGTCCTCGTCAACCGAAACACGGTCGAGTAGCTCGAGCGGCAGCGCGCCGGCGAGGTCATCCGTGAACGTAGCCAGCTCCTGCAGCCACGTTTCCTCCCGTGCTTTCGGGTCTGCGGTGGCTAGTGCGTTCGCGATCTTGTCGCGAATGACGCGGATGCCAGCGCCGAGCACGCCGGCGCTCGGGTTCGCGTGCTGCACCGCCAGGTCTGAGTCCGGCACATCGTCCGTGTCCATGCCCCAGAGCATCGCCCACCAGCCCTCGGGCAGCGGCGTCCCCTGGTCGATCGCGAGTTCGCACGCTTGCCAGTACGGCCACAGTTCCCGCGACTTCTGATCGCGGTCCGGTGTGGTGATGAACAGCATCTGACCCGTCGGCGATTTGGTGACCGATGACATACCGCGCAGAATCGCCGCGTCCATGCGACTGGCCTCATCCGCGATCAGAAGCCGGGGGACCAGGCCGTCCATACTTTGATCGGTCGATGGGAACGCGTTGAACACAGCCTTCTTGTGTTGGATCAAACCGGACGTAGTTGAAGCACCCCCACCCACCGAGCGCCACCGGTCCTCCCCGTTGTGCATCTTCGCGATGCGCCCGTGGATGATGTTCGCCTTCATCTGATTGGTCGCCACCGCGCACAGTTCCATGTCGTCACCGGTGGACAGCAGCCACTCGAGCAGCGCTACCACCAGCCCCGTCTTGCCGGCTCCACGCGCCACCGACCACAGCGCGTAACGCGTAGCCGGAGTGCCGTCATCCGCGCGCCGGCGCGCCAACAGCACCGCACACACGTGCACCTGCCAGGGGAGAAGCTTCATCCCCATGACCTGAGCGCGCGTCACGAAGGCGTCCAGCTGCGTTCCGTCCCAGGCGATGCCGTGTTCACCTGGTGAGTAGCGCTCTGCCATGTAACGGGCGCACGCCGCTTTGATCCGCTTCGGGGCCGGCACGGTTCCCAAGATCACGCCCCTGGCGTACCCATCGGATCGCTCCAAAGCGCTGTCTACGGCTTGAATACTTGCAGCCTTGGGATCTTCCTGCGTGCCGATGC